AGAATAGGCAAAGATGCCGAATACAATAACGTAAGCGCAGAAATGAATGTAATAACGTTCACATTGGCAACAAGTGAAAGCTTCACAAATAAATCGGGTGAAAAAGTAGAACAAACCGAATGGCACACAATTAAACGCTTTCAAAAATCAACTAAAATTGCAGAGTATCTAACAAAGGGAACTTTAGTATCTGTTCAAGGTCAAATAAGGACTGAGAAATGGGATAAAGACGGAGTTACCCACTACAAAACAATCATTAAAGCTGAAAAGATTGAGTTGTTAAGTAAGGCTAAAGATAGCGTTCCAAGCAGCGACAAAGAAAACGATAGTATGCCTAAAGAGGAGTTGGGATATGATTTACCGTTCTAGTAAATAAAACACAATAAAAGAGTAAAAAACTAATCTAAAAGTATTATCTTCGATAAACCAAAAACAAAAGAAAATGAACAATCAAGATTTAATAGGAAGAAAGATAAATTTAAACGAAATAGGCATAATTAAAAACTATAACCCAATTACTAATGAATTTATTGTAAAGACAAAAACTTATGAAGTATACATTGATGCCTTTAAAATACAAGCCCACTTAGTAGAAGAAACCGAAGAAGAAAAAAAGTATTGTCCAATAAAAGGAAAGCTATTATCAAACGAAACGCAAATACAAGACATTAACAAAATGTTTGAAATTGATTTAAACACTAAAATAGAACAATTAGCTAAAGAGTTATTTGTTAAGAATTGTCTTTATTATATTGACAATGCACTAGAAGCACAAGCAAGTAACGCAATAAGAGCAGCCAAAGCATTTTATAACCAATTAAACCAAAACTAAAAATGAAAACACTATTAGAAAGAATAGAAGAAGCAGAAAACAATCTTAAGGAGTTAATAGAACTTGCACTAAAAGAGCATAAAAAAGACAACTTTCCTAAAACGTGGGAGGAGTTGAAAGAAGTTGAAGGTTTTTATATTGATTCCAATAGTAGTATAAAAAAAATAATGGATGGGAGTGTAAAAAGCGATTTTCTAAACAAAAACATTACTCCAACCGAAAAAGAAGCTAAAAGTTACTTGGCAGCTTGCCAACTAAGACAATTAGCCAAAGTAATTAACGACAATCAAACAGAGGATGAGTGGGTGGATTGGAATAGTAAAACTAAAGATAAATATTATCCATACTTTAACAACGAAACAAAATTATTTGTTATAAGACGTGGGTCTACCCACAATTATAATGGTATTCACTTCAAAAGGTTTGAAGACCTTGAACGCTCACTAATAGAACACAAAGAATTATGGCTAACCTATTTTAAAGTAAGTAGCAATGATTAAAGACATTATAGAAGCCATAGGAATAATAATAGCATCAGTAATAAGCGGCTTAATAGTTGGCTTTGCAATAATCGGGGTAATTAAGTTAATAGAAAAAAGAAAGTAATGAAATTGGACCATAGATATACAATAAATGAAAATGGGGAAACCATAAATAAGAAAACTTTAAAAGAGGTTAATCGGATTAAGGTTCCATATGGTTGCGGTGCTACTAAATGTAAATTGCAAGCATTAAAGGATATTACAGAACATTATCCAATGAATTATATTTTTAAAGAATGGGCTATTTTGAAATCAAGAAAAATACTTGAAACAAGAATAATACCTTTTAATATTTAACAATGAAAATCATACTAATCATAATCATTTTATTCTTAGCTTCACTTGCTTATTATAGCACTTGGGGACAAGATGATGATATTTTAAACTAAAAGAAATGAAAGCAAGAAAATACAAAATAAGCAAAAAGCCTTTAAATGGAGTAAAAGAAAATACAAGCGACCATTTATTGGATGCGTTAAATTATACTTGCAGACCTTTTACATTGTCCGAGTTTCCAAAATGTGAAGATGGTGGCAAAGTATTTGAAATAAACGATAAAAGTATAGGTTTGTCATTTAAGCGAGAAGTTATAAAACAATTTGAAAAAGAAGTAAGTTTATTAGCTAACGACATGAGTAAAATATGCTTAGAAATACAACTTAACCAAGCACTCGAAAACGAAGATTACGAAAGAGCTGCAGAATTAAGAGATAAAATTCAAAAAAATAACTAAATTTGTAAAACAATGAAAACATTAACATTTATAGCATTACTATTTTTAACTTCATGCACAAGTGGAATAGTAATAAGTAAAACACACAAACCAAGTACTAATATTGAAGTACCAAGTTTTACGCAGTACAACGGCCAAACTATTCAAAAGGTGACTAACTACATAACACCAAACGAATACGTTGTTACAATTGAAACTAACAAGGGAAAACAAAGAAGTTTCTTTGTGCCTTTAACTATTGGCGACACTTTACAAGTAGGGAGTACTTTTAATTCATTTGATTTAATAAGATAATCATGGCAGCCCCATTAGGTAATAAATTTGCTTTAGGTTTAACAACAACAGGAAGACCACCAATATATTCAGATGATGAATTAGGCTTTGAGCAATTAAAAGAAAAATGTATTGAATATTTTAGTCAAGATGAAAAAGCAACTATAACTGGATTAGCTTTATACTTAGGCTTTTCTTGTAGGGATACACTCTACGAGTACTCAAAAAAAGAAGTATTTTCCGACTTAATAAAAAGAGCAATGTTAATGGTTGAAAATTCTTATGAACTTAGTGGAACTTCTTTTGATATTTTTGCTTTAAAAAACATGGGATGGAAAGATAAAACCGAAGTAGAACAAACTAACACTAACATAAATCCTTTAGAGTTCAAAATTATTGAATGATTGAAATACTAAGGCATCAAGCAGAGTTTATTAAAAGCCAATCAAGGCATACAGGCTTAGTAGGTGGCTTTAGAAGTGGCAAAAGTCAAGCAGGCGTAATTAAGACAATCACAAAGAAGTTAGCCATGCCTAAAGTTGATGTAGCTTATTACTTACCTACATACCCACTTATAAAAGATATTGCCTTTCCTAAGTTTGCAGACATTTTAACACAACAAGAAATCCCTTTCATTATTAATAAGAGCGATAAAGACATACACACTCCTTATGGTAGGATAATTTTAAGGTCAATGGATAATCCCGATTTAATAATAGGCTATGAAGTAGGATATAGTTTAGTAGATGAAGCGGATGTACTACCTAAGGCAAAGATGCAGGAAGTAATGATTAAGATTTTAGCAAGGAACTCCGTAAAATTTCAAGGTAACAATAACGCTACCGACTTTGTAAGCACTCCAGAGGGATTTAGATTTCTTTATGATTTCTTTGTAGTTAATGCAAGCGAAAATAAAAAGTTAATCCAAGCCACTACTAAAAACAATCCTTTTATTAGTACAGATTACATTGCAAGTTTAACAGAGCAATATAATGAAAACCAATTAAGGGCATATCTTGATGGCGAGTTTGTTAACTTAACAAGCGGATCCGTTTATATTGATTACGATAGGAATGTAAACCATACAGACAGAACTGCAAACGAAAAGGATATACTTTTTATAGGTATGGACTTTAACGTTACGAACATGGCGGCCGTCGTTCACGTTGTAGAAAATAACGAACCTTTTGCAGTAGCTGAAATTACAAAGGCTTATAACACCGAGCAAATGTGTTCATTGATTAAAGAGCGTTACCCAACTAACAAGATTATAGTTTACCCCGATGCAAGTGGACAAAGTAGAAAATCAAGCAGCAGCGAAACCGACCACGATATAATTAAAAGGTTTGGATTTGGATTGCACGTTGACCGAACCAATCCTGCAATAAAAGACAGAATAAACACTATGAATATGATGTTTAGAAAAGGATATAAAGTTAATAAACATACGTGCCCCGAATATTCACAATCATTAGAACAACAAGCATACGATAAAAACGGCATACCCAATAAAGTTAGCGGATTTGACCATTTAAACGACGCAGCAGGATATTACATTGTAACTTATAGAAAACCTAAAAACCAAGTTTTTATATGAATAGATTTAGCTTTAAAGCAAACGGCATAACTCAAAAAGAGTTTTTAATACCTACAGGACGATACGACATTACATACAATCAATGGAATGAAGCGTATCCATACATTCAATTAGCCGCAGAAGCAATGAAAGATTTTGAGGATGGTAATACCTTAGACGCTCAAAGAAAGAGCATTGAAAGCATTTGCAGAGTAATTGCAGCATTAAGCAAAGGGATTACTTATGAGGAGTTAATCATGGTTGAATGGGATAAAATAAATAATCTTTTTGTTACTCAATTTGCATTCTTGGAACGTGAACGACCTAAAGAAACATTTGAAATTAAAGGGCGTAAGTTTTCGATTAGAACTTTTGAAAAAGGAACGGCTGGCGACTTCATGGATTGCACCGACCTACTCAAACAAATAGAACAATCAAGCGAAATTGATAAAGGTATCTTAATTGCAGCGGTTTATTTAAGAGATGGGGCGTATTATCAAGATTTGCAAGCTATTGAAGAAAGAATAGCATGGCTAAAAGAACACGCACGAATGGATGTTATACACGCTTGCAGTTTTTTTTTGCTCAATTTTATGATGAAATGGGGGGAAAGTATGCAGCGACATTCAGCAGTAGTGGCGGAGTTGGAAAAAGGAATGAGTACCTTGAACGCATGGGTTACTACCCTTTATTTGCAGACGTTGCGACCACAGGTGTTTTCACGAACCCCCAAATGAGTAGAAACGCATTCGACCAAGTGTTAAACACTCCTTTAGAAGATGTAATGAGTTTTATAGAAAGCCGAAAAGCACAAGAAAAAACTTGAAAATTATAATTATTTTTATTTACTTTTGCCAACATGGGTAGGATAGCAGACTTTTTAATAAAGAAAACGAAAGAAAAAATGGACTTTCACAAGCGTCAAGCAAGTGGAGAAGCCGTATTATCGTTACGTGAAGAAAGCACTATAACCCGAATAATAGTTAAAGGTGTTGATTATTGGGAGAATATAGACAAAGGAACACCCGCAGAAACTTTAGTAAGCCTTACTAAGTTAGAAAAATGGATAAGTGATAAGAAAGCCCGAATGGGAGGCAGCTTTCCGAGTGCAACGGTTATACAAAGAAAGATATATGAGAATGGCGCACCAAAAGATAGCAATGGATTAGATATTACACCAAAGGTATTAAATGAAAACAAGAACGCCATTGATGAAATGGTAAAAAATTATGTAGATACAAATATAAAATCATGGCAATAGCACTAACAACACAGCCAACAAACAATGGATATTACTCAGGTTACTTGCAAGTAAATTTTGTTGCGACTGAAACTACCAACAATCCTGCATACTTAACATTTGAAATTAAGACAAGTGCAGGCGTAAGCATTCCAAATGTACCACCATATAAAGCACCAAACATAAACAATGAGTATTTTTTTGACGCTTCCAATTATCTTAAAAGTATTTTTGATGTAAGAAGTATGCAAGGTCTTGATAGTTCAGCAATAACTGAATTAACAGATTTATATGGAAAATTTGAAGTTGTTGTAAGTGATACAATTAACGCATTAAGCCCATTAACAAGTAATGAGTTTTATGCTTTTTCTTTTTTAGATAATAGGGTTAATGATACAAATGAAGAACAAAGCGCACGCTATCCAATAGACTATAAAAACTTATTGTATGCAAGTGATTTAAATATAACAAATCCTAAAAACTTTTGTAAAAAAATTCAAGGTATAGTTGATGGGGTTAGCTTATTTGTAACAAAGGAAAGTTTAATTGTGGACACTTACCAAGTAAGCGAACCAAACAATGGGAGCACAATATTTGAAACAGGAGTACTCGATTTAACTACATACTTAAATAAATTAATTAGAGTACCTTTAAATAAAGACTTTATTATATCTGAATTTGTAAAGTCTGGAGGTGGAACTTTAGCAACTTTCGAAAGTTTTAGAGTTCGTGAAAGTGGCACTAATACAAATTGTACATACTACCATGTTAATAATCTATGTAACACTATTGAATTTGTATTTAAAAATAGATACGGATGCCTTGAAAATATCATTTTCCAAACTTATTTAAACGAAAAAGCAAGCACAAAGTCAGATGAATTTATGAGTGGATACGTACCTGAATTAACTTTTCCAAATTTCTTTAATACGAGTGCTAACACTTTAAAAATTAATCAAGAATTTTCACAAGAATTTGAAGTAAGAAGTCAATATTTTAGCCAAGCACACAAGGAGGAGTTGCGTGATTTCATCAATAGTCAATGGCATATATGCATAATAATAAACAATAATGAATCTAATGTATGCTTTGTTAATTTATTTGATGGTGTTTATACTTTAGTGGACGGTTCAAGAGGTATCAAATTTAATTTTAAATATAAGAACTCACAAAAACCACTTAGTTTTATATGATAAATTACAAAGGCATAGATTTAGACATTAACGATAAGGTTTTACAGAGCTTTGTTGTTAGTGGTGGCTTGACTAAGGTAGAAAGTTTGCAAGCACGTACAGGTATAAAATCCGTAGAGTTTTCAATCCCGATTACTGCAAAGAATCAATTAGCTTTTAGCAATATCAATACAGAAGGTGCACAAAGTGAAGCATTTGGAGATAGCTACATAAAAATAGATAATAACATCTATCAAAAAGGTACTTTATATGTTAGAGGTTATGCCAATGAAAATTTTAAGGTTTTATTTGTAGGATCGTTTAATAAATTAATGGACAACTTATCAAGAAAAAAGTTAAGTGAATTGTTTAATTATGATTATCAATGGACATTTACACACGCTAACGCTATTGTTGCACTTGAATCGGGAATATCTCAATCATTAAATACTGGGGTTTCTTTCAACTTAGGACATCCAAACTTAATAGAACTAAACACAGCCAATCAAGTAGAATTTAACAAGTTAGGTTTCTTTTTTTCAGTAAGGCACATTATAAATAAAATTCTTTGGGATGAGGGTATAAGCCTAAGTAGTGAATTTATGGATAGCGACTACGGTTTAAATTTGCGATATTCAAGTTTTACAGAGGCTCATTTATCAAGTAATACATGGACAGATACATCAAACCAAATTGATAATGCAAAGTTAGATATTGCAACTCCTTTAGCTAATAATGGGTCAGTAGTTAAAGTGACTGGCAATAATTATCAATTTAGAAATAGTAATACAGATAAGGTAAATGTTAAAGCTAATTTGGAATTTACTAATAACGGAGATTTAGAAGATTGCAAAGTATGGATAGCTATTTGGAGACCCGATTTAATAAATCCGCCACCTTTTAATATACCTACATTGCTATACGCTTCACGCTCAATGATAGATACAATTAATGGGTTTTTACAACAAGGAAGTAACTATATTGATTTAGATATTGATGTACAAGTTCAATTGTATGATTGGATAGAATTTCATATTGAGCCTACTTTTAAAAGTGGATTTTCAGCGCCATCAATAAGTAGTTTATATTGTGATTATCTTATGATTTCACATGATAACGTACAAGATAGTGATGCTATTTATTTAGGTAATGAAGTGGGTGATATTACTCAATTTGATTTTTTAAAAGGCTTTTTAGTAGATAATAATTTAGTACTTGATATTAATGGAGATGAAGCCCGAATGGAGTTACAAGATGAGGGTTACACTCCTTTTATTTACGAATCACTCCCAAGTATTAGGGATAAGGAATTAGATATAAGCGCATTGGTTGAACGTGAAACGGATGTAACACTTGACTATTTACAAGCTGGAACTATTTATTTAAAGCAAAAATTATTGACGGCTGTTAGCTTAGATAAATTTAAGATATTAGATAAACAAGAATTTGGTAGTTATCTTTATGAATTAAACACTTTTCAAAAAAGAAATATAGAAACTTACGAAAGTTATTTTAATGCTGCGTGGAGTTATTTGGATAATGCGCTTTTACCTGCGACCGAGGGTGGCTCATTAGAAAGTTGGGACAATATAATAGTTGTTTTAAATGGTTACTATGGGGGCATTTATCAAGAAACAAAAGCAGTAAACTACCAAACAACTCCAAGTCCAACGGCAATAGATGCAATAATAACATGGAGCAGATACTATATGTTTATTTCTAAATGGAAAGGATTTTTTAAAGCTACATTCGACCAAAAAAAGAATAACAAAATAATTGAAATACGTTTTAAGGACCAGAATGGAACGATTATAAACAACAGAACAACTTACATAATCAACAATCAAAAGTATAAAATGATTGATTGGAGTTATGATTTAATTACCAAACAAGCGCAAGCGAACTTAACCTTATTATAATGGCTGAAAAAATAGTTTACGATATAGAAATGAAAGGCTTAGAAAGTGCTAAGAAAAAACTTGAAGAAATTACTAAGGCTCAATACGAGCAAAGAAATGCTATTAAGGAAACAACAACACTATTAAAAGCTTATGAAAAAGCTTTAGCAAATCTTGAAGAAGAAGTAGGCAAAACAGGTTCAGCAACTGAAGAACAAGTTAAGCAAAATAAAGAATTGAACGATGCTATACAAAAAACGGTTATACAATTAGATGACCAAAAAAGTAGCTTAACTGATTTGAATAAACAAAAAAGAGAGCAAACAACTTTATTGCAAGCTCATAATACCGTAATGGATGCTGAAATAGGTAGCAATAATCAACTAAGGGCGCAGCTTAAAATACTTACAACTGATTATGATAAATTAAGCCAAGAAGAAAGGGATAATACGGATGCTGGGCGTGAACTTGCAGCCGAAACTTTAAACATTACCAACAAGCTAAAAGAAAATGAAAAAGCAGTTGGCGACAATCGTAGGAACGTTGGAAACTATGAAGCTGCAATTACAAGCGCATTAGGTAAGATTAATATAATGGGTGTTAACTTAGGAGAACTAACTCAAAATATTAGAGAGGGATATGAAACTGGTATGCAGTTAGTCGATGCTATGAAAGCGCAAGCAGCAGCAAGTCAAGCAACGGCAGTAGCAACAAGAGCGCAAGGTGCAGCAACGGTTGGAACAACAGCTGCAACTGGTGGACTTTCTAAAGCTATGAACTTCTTAAAAATAGCATTAATTAGTACGGGTATTGGTGCAATAGTTGTTGCTTTGGGTTTATTGGTAGCAGGTTTCTTATCTACTCAAAGAGGTGCAGACGCAGTTACACGAGTTTTAGAACCTTTAAAAGCTATAATGTCTTCATTATGGGGTGTTGTTCAAAATTTAGGAACTGCATTGGTTGACGCTTTTACCAATCCTCAAAAAGCATTAAGTGCCGTTGGCGATGTAATAGAAAATCAAATAAGCAAAAGGATACAAGCCGTTAAAGACTTATTTATGTCTATTATTAATTTAGATTTTAAATCAGTAGGTAAAAACTTTTTAAGTGCTTTTACTTTTAATGATGAAATTAAAAGCGGCGTGAAAGAAACAAAAGAGTTTTTTAATGAAGCTATTAAAAAAGGTCAGCAAATAGCATCATTGCAAAAGCAAATTGAGATAGGAGAGATAAACCTAATTAAATTAAAAGACGAATATGAAGATAAAGAAAGTGCTTTATTGATGATAACAAAAGATACTTCAAAATCATTTAAAGAACGTGAAGACGCAGCAAAAGAAATTATAAAACTAACAGAAGAATATTCTAAAGAAGAAGAAAAAATATTATTATTAAAAATTGAACAATTAAAATTACAACAAAAAGGAACAGACAAAAAAAGAATCGATGATAAACAAATGGCAGAAATGCAAAGTGAATTAGATAATATTCAAGACATGGCAGAAAATAAACGTATAGAAAATATGAATACGTTAAGCGGTCTTAAAAAAGAACAAAACGCACTTATTCAAGAAGCTATAAACTTAGAAAAAGATAGGCTTGCAAGTATTGCAGAAATTAATCGTACAACAAATGAGCAATTGAAGTTTGAACTTGATGAAAAGTTAAAGCTATTAAAACTAAATAGAGATGATGCAAAACTTAGTAAAGACGAATTAGCAGCAAAAATTAAATTGACCCAAGATTATTACACGGCAATCAATCAAGGTGAGTTAGAAAGATTAGACAAAATTCGTGAATTTGTTGCAACAGATGAGGAAAAGTTAGCTAATCAAATGCAAGCACAATTAGAAGAATTAGGGCTTGTAAAAGACTTTACCCAAATGACTGAATTAGAACTAAAAGCAAGGTTTAAAATTCAACAAGAATATAATGACAATGTAAGTGCATTAAATTTATCTAACATTGAAAAGCAACTTCAAGAAAATAAAGATTATTTGATTGAAGATAGTATGAATTTAAAAATTAAATACTTAGAAGATTTAAATGCTTTAGGTAATAATGAGGAAGCGAAAAAGGCTTTAATGGCACAATATCAAAAAGAGCAAAACGATTTAACCATAGAAAATATGGAATCAACAATTGCTGAAATTAAAGGAATTTTAGATTTAAGCGCAGAAAATGAAAAGTTTGGTATTTTAGATAATGTCCTAAATGATACAGATAAACAAAAATTATTAGATAATTTAAAAGAAGCTGAATTAGCAGTAGGGGAACTTAAAGCAGCAGCAAGCGGAACAACTACAACAAATATTACAACAGTAACAGACCCAAATGCATCAAAAAGTTTAGCAGAAAGATTAGGAATAGAAGACCCCGAAGGATTAATAGCAAGCTACCAAGCAGTAGTAGACGGCATACAAACTATTTTATCAGTTGCAAATGACAGAGTAAAAGCCAATGCAGATGAACGTATAGCAACAATTGACGCAGCACTTGAAAAGGGGTTAATTAGTGAAGAATCAGCAGAAAGAAAAAAAGATAAGATACAAAAAGATGCACTTGAAAAGCAAAAGAAAATACAAAAAACGCAAGCCACAATTAACTACTTTACGGGTTTAATTAACGCTATTGCACAAGCTATGCAATACGGGTTCCCTGCTAACTTAGTTATAGGTGCTGCAAGTTCAGCAGCTTTAACAGCGGTTTATGCAGGGAACATGAAAAGAATTGATGCACAAAAGTTCGAGGATGGTGGATTAATTCAAGGTCCTTCACACTCTAAAGGTGGCGTACCTTTTACCGTTAAGGGTCGTGGAGGTTTTGAAGCAGAGGGAGGAGAGTTTATTCAAAACAAAAAAGCAGTTCAACACTATGGAACTGACTTTATGCAAGCTATAAACACAATGAAAATACCTAAACTTTTTGCAGAGGGTGGATTTGTTGCACCCGTTGCGAGTGGTTCAATGTCTTCACAAGTTAGACAAGGAGTAGGGGCTTTGGCTGAATCAATTACAAGTCAAGAAAATAGAGTTATTTTAGTTGAAACCGATTTAAGAAAAACCCAAAACAAAGTAAACAATGTTGAAGCAGCAAGAACTTATTGATAAATGCTTAGAAATAGCTAATCAAGGTGGATTGACTAAGGAAGCAATAAAAAATGTTATAAAGCAAGATTTTAGAAACCAATTATCTAGCGGTTTACCATTAATGAAGATATACGATAAACTTGCAAAGAAGTATGGCAAAAGTACTTGTCATATAATGAGGTTATGCAATTAATTTAGCATTTTTACAAATAGTGCTATTTACTTTTGTGCTATATGGCACAAGTATTTAACGTTATAAACAAAGGCAAAGAAGCTGATATAGAAATTGTTGGCGATATTGGGTATAATTGGTGGGCGGATACTTACGAAGATTATAAAAAGAATACTTCGGAGGGGATGGCTAAACAATTAAATGAAATTGCAGCCTTAAAAGTAGATGTTATAAATGTAACATTAGAGAGTTTGGGTGGCGATGTTGCTCACGCTTTAGCTATTTACAATCAATTAAGACAAACGGGAGCAAAGCTAATAATGAAGCTAAGGGGCGCGAATGCAAGTAGTTCAACTATTATTTCAAGTGCTGCAAATTTAGAAGATATCTACATGGATAATACAGGGTTGTATCTTATCCATAAGCCTATGAGTGGAAGTTGGGGTAATTCAAACGATTTAGAAGAAACCATAAACGGATTAGCTAAATGGCAAAAGTCAATCGAACAAACATATTTAAACTTAGGTGTAAAACAAGAAGTTATTACCGATTTAATGGAAAGAAACGGAGGTAATGGCGAATGGTTAACGTTTAACGAAGCTAAAGAATACGGCTTTGTAGGCAACGAATGGACACCTAAAAAAGTAGGGAACTACAAACCCGAAGATTTCACAAATAAAGGCTTATTAGCACCTAAAAATATTATTAATCAAAATTCAAAAATTATGCAAGAACAAGACAAAAAAGGTTTGTTTTCTGAATTTAAGAATTGGCTAAAGGGAGAGCAAGAACAAGAAGATGCTCAAACAACTATCCAAAATTTAAAAACTGAAAATGAGCA